ATTTTGAGTTGCAATACATTTAATAATAGCTTCATGGTCTGGATTATCCGGTTTTAATGCATCACCTGGTGTTGAACCCCATGGTAAAGATATTATCTGAATTTCATACTTTTCCGAACGGATTAAACTAGTTACTAGATCTCTGGTATGATTACCGTAGCCTGATCTTGTAGCTACCGGTCCTTGTACTACTATAAATGGTTTCATATTATTCCTACGTTTTCGTTAATTTGTTTGGGTTCAATTTTAAACATTGTAAATCTTTTTCGAGCGGTCCATGATGTTAAACATGTATTGATACAATCTGCCATCATTTCGCTCATACGTTTAGCTGACATATTTGATTCAGTTCCATTAACCCATACATGCCCTGCCATGCCTTTTGATTTGCGTTTATCCGGTGATTGGCGCCACCAAAGCCAAATTGCAATAGCCACATCTTTGTAATCAACTCGATCATCAAATATGTAAGGAGTCATTGGAGAACCTTGCAATGATCTATTAGTTGGAAATACTGGTACTACCCATTCTCCATGTGACCTATACGTGCCGGCATGGTTAGTCGGAAAGTCTGTAGTAAATTCAATCCAATCCCCTTCTTCATCTTCAAATCTACACCCGTCTTGCAGACCGCCAGTTACATTATTAATGATAGGCGTTCCTGCATGTAATGACTCACACCAAGAAATACCAAATCCTTCATTTGATGCAATATTCAATGTTACATCAGCAATGTTATAATAAAAGTTTAATGTCTTAGTATCAACAGCTCGATCGCTAAATACAACGTTATACATTGGACAAATTCTATTCTTAACAGCCATCAAGTCTGTTCCGTTTGGATCTGATATCTGAGTATGCATAAATAACATACATCGTTTTGCCTTTTCCGGTGATAATTTATCACAAAATTCTTTGTAAGCTAAAATAACATCGCCAGGCTGTTTTCTTCTGATATTTCGGTTATTCCAAAATAATATGAAATCATATTCATTACCGCGTTTAAAATCAGTTACAAATTTTTGGTAATCATTCCAATCAGCATGGTCTTCTGTAATAGGATAAAATTTATTTGAATTAACCCCATGTGGTACCCATTGAACTGCCCAATCCGGCTTAGGATGTTTTTGCAATACATTTTTCACAATGTTTTGAGTTTGCCGTGATATGTTCATTATCAAATCACATGACTCATAAAAAGGTTCATTCCAATCTGGATAAGGAAGATCATCCCAAATGTTATAATACATTAATGGAATATGCTGACGAATAGAATGTTCAATTTGATATAACCAACCCCAAAATCTAGGATCTGTAAAATGTAAAATAGCATCTGGTTTTTCAATATTTAATATCTGCTGTAGTACTTGAGGATTTCCATATCCTGAACTGGCATATATTTTGACAGATGCGTCATCAACCCCCGTTTCTTTTTGAACGTCAGCTGATATATCAAATATCTTGCCTTCATCCGGATGCTTTACAGCGGCTCCTAACTGTACCCAATCAAATTGATCTACCGTACCTATTACAAATTCTTTAGACATTGTTGCAATGCCGGAATGCATTCTAAGGTCATCGGATAACAATAAAATTTTCTTTTTCTTTTGCTTGTTAGGGTCTATCTTTTTTAGTTTTGGTAACTGAATTTGTTGCATTATAACTCCTTGTAACTTTTATATAAATATACTTTAGCTTAGTATAACCACCTTTTTATCCAGCTTTTGTGCTGATTTAATTGCACTCATCGATCCATTTGCTTCATCTCCATTCGGTATTAAAGCTATCATATAATCACAATTTTTTGCAATCAAATTGTTGCGATGATGAAATTGAGATACATGATATGGCTTACCATAATAATGTTCTGACATTGCACTATATAAATTTTTTGGTGTATGTGCTGGGTTATATTCTTTATACTCTATTCCAAATTCTATGGAATATTTTTTAACATATTTATCTGCTCCTTGCAAACATCCACCAGAAATGATTGTTAATTCATCTCCAAAGCGGATACGTAGATCAGTTAACAGATTTTTTATCTTTCTGGTATTCTCGTAATTACGCGAACCGATAATTGCTACTCTCATTCTTTGATACGATTGGCCATTGGACATAATTCATCTCGCAATGCAAAATCACAATACTTGCAATTTTTTTTATTTTTACCTGCTATTGCTGGATATTCTTTTTCGGTATTATATTCACCTTCATCATTGAAACATGTATTGATCCAACTTTCAATCGATTTCAATAATTTGTTTCGAGTAGGCTTACCGCTAGCTGGAATAACTTCTTGAACACGTTTTTGCGGAAACATTGCACCTTCAATAAGTTTACGTTTAACGATCATAAACTTAACTTTGATCTTTTCTACATCCCAACCATATTGCTTAGCAAAGTATTCTTTATATAGTATCAATTGGGATAACTTGAGTTTATCGGCTTTCTGATATTTGTTCCAACCCATTGTACTGGTCTTGATATCAATAATAACAATTTCATCTGTACGTTTATCTCTTAAAACAACATCAAGATATCCTAACATGAATATACCTTTATTTTCATCCGCCGGATAATATATTGGCAATTCTATACCTATCAACTCTTCGTGCTTGGCAGAAAAATACTTGCCTCTATTTCGTTTAATGAAATCTAAAATAGCTACGCCGTCTTCATAGAACTCCATAAGCTCAAACTTATTAGAGAAATGTTCACCCATTTGTTCAACAGCGTTTTTATACAATTCTTTCATGTTAGATAACAACATGCTATTCAAATCTAATTCATCTGCTGCCTTTGCTGTCTTCTCATACATTGTAGTCAAATATGTCTGCAATGTTTCATGAAATGCCGTACCAAATAAAGTATGGATACTTTGGGTGAATTCTCTTAAATTACGTACATATGCCAATTCCCATTGTTTAGGACATTTATCATACATAGCAAATTGAGAATATGATATCTTACGCTCTCCTTGCTGAGGTTCTCTTATATTGAACTTTACTAACTTATGCATACTTAAATATAATAAATTTATTTCAAATAAACAAATTATTTCTGTATTAAGTTATCTATTGATCTTTGCAAATACCACAATGCCTTTTCTAAATCTTGCAACTTAGTTTCTTTGTCTTTCTTGCCGGCACGTGAAACATATTTCACAACATTTCCTAAGTTAAAATCTAAATCCCATGCTTCGATAACTTTAATAGCTTCATATAAATTATCTTTACCACCATAATGATTTGGGTGATATACCTTTTCTGTTTCAGTGAATTCAACTTTATTTTTTCTATCTCTGATTATTTTAGCCATTGTTTAATTTCCTTTTCTGTTTTACCATAACCCTTTAACAGATTTTTTAAATCCTCTATGCCATTTTCTTTCCAGAAATCGATATATAGTTTTGCATCTCGTTTAGATATTTGATAATGCGATGTTAACATTTCAAGCAAATCTTTGTTATATTCTTTTGCTTTCTTTCCTTTGATGTACTTATTGTATATTTTCATTTTAGGTAATATATCATGATACAATTGATAGACATGTTTCTTATCCAATGGACCGATTGTATATTTTTGAAACATGTCTACTATTTCAATAAAGTCCATATCCATAGAAAGCCATCTGTTAATCAGATATGGCGAAAATGATTTCTGATCTAATTCAGATAACGAATTCCAATCTTTCTTTTTGAAAGTGATATTAGATAAATGATCGAATATCGTGGCTGGTTTATTTGTCTTGCTTTCCTTCAACTACTCTAAATTCTTCGTTAATAAATCCGCAATCATCACATCTAAATGTTGGTACCGGCATGATTTGTTCTTTACCTGTTCCTGACATTAATGCCGATACTATTTTAAATGCATTGACTTGTCTGAAAAATCTACTTCCGCAATTTTCACATTTAATGTCTTTCATTGACGATGGATCCATTGGCAGACCTTTTGGTTTACCGTCCATTCCGATAATACTCATAACTATTCCTATTTTAATTCATTTAATAATTTGACCATTGTAGCCATCATATGCAACTCTTTATCAACTGCAAATGCATCTTGGTATTGTGCTTCTGCTAATACTAAAATAACCGATGCTATATGGCCTTTAGCATAATTATCGATTTCATCAAATAAAAACTTGTATAGCGCTGTAAAATCTTGCACTTTGCTATCTGCTATTAATTGGCGTATT